AGATCCTAAAGAAAAAGAAAAGGTAATCTATCAGGTGATGGTGAATATGCCATCAAATCCCTTCTTTCAGAAGTATGCTTCTCATCTATTACCAATAATGAGTAACTTAGTTCTAAAATGGATTGCTGCTAATGCCTTAGAAGATAATAAAGAAGAATTACATAAGGCTTATATGTGGAGAGCAGCATACTATGATTTAATATTGGAAGTGGTTAGGTTGGTTCACGGATACACTGAAGCTAGCAACGCATCTGCTTATGTTGCTAAGATGTATGGTGAATCTTTTGACGATTACGCTAAGGAGTTTAGAAATGCCTGATCCAGTAACCGCAGTAGTTGTTGGCGGCAGTGCTATTGCATCTCGACAAGCGGGTAAATCTGCTGAAAGGGCCGCTGGTACATCTGCCGATGCTCAAATAGCCGCAGCAGAGATAGCCGCTGAAGAGGCACGCTTTAGGCCAGTAGGTATTACCACTCGCTTTGGTCAGAGTCAATTTGGCTTTGATGAAGCAGGTCGCCTTAAAGAGGCTGGCTACACGCTATCACCAGAGTTAGCAGCGCTACAATCGCGCCTATTAGGGGTGACTCCACAGGCGCTAGAGACTGCGCTAGGTGCTGGTGCTGAAGTTGCCCCAGTCAGGCAAGCAGCAACAGGCTTGTTTGGCCTTGGTCAGCAATTCTTGCCTACTGATATATCTAGGCAGGCATCGCCAGAGGCTATGGCACAGGCACAGCGCTTGTATGGCCTAGCAGGGCAGGTAACGCCAACTGCTTATGATCCTACTGCCGCTGCACAGAGTTACTACAACGAAGCGCAGATGATGCTAGATCCGTCACGCCAGCGACAGGAACAGCGCTTAGGCGCATCTGTGTTTGGGCGTGGTAGAGCAGGCCTGAACATCAGTGGTCAAGGCCAGCCAGAGTTGTTTGCCTTGGCTCAGGCCAGGGAAGAGCAGAATGCTCAGTTGGCTGCACAGGCTCGTGAGCGTGCGCGTCAAGAACTGCGTCAAGACATTGGCCTTGGTAGTGAACTTGGTCTTGCTGGTTTGCAGACGCAACAGCGTACAGAAGAGCTTGCTCGTGCAAGATTGGCAGAGGATCTGCGTCTTGGTACAGGGTTGTTTGGTACTGGTGTTGAATTGCTTGGTCAACTACCAGCATATCAAACCGCTGCTCTTGGGCCTTTACAGACTCAACTCGGACTTGCTTCGACTCTTGAAAGTCTTGGTCAACAACCTCTTGACATTGGCGCTCAGTTGGGTGGTAGGGCTGCTACGGCAGGCGCTCAAGCAGGACAAGCGTTGTTGTCTGGTGGTTTAGGTGCCGCACAAACACGCCTAGGCGGTGAACAAACATCACAAGCACTGCAATATGGCGCATTCAGGGATATACTTGGTCAACTGAACAGGCCTGGGTTGTTCGGCACTACAAACCCATATTCCACTGGAACCAGCACCGGCTACGGCGTATTTTAATAAGGAATAAACATGGCACAGCAACCTTTATTCGGTTATAGCCCAGAGCAGATAATGCAGGCAAGGCAGGCAGCGATGCAAGAGAGAGCCGCTGCTGAGGCCAGTCGTGTTGGTGGTGGATGGGCTCCATTATATGAGCAAGCACGAGGACTGTCTATGATGGGTGCTGAAGCACTTGGTCGTGGTCTGTTCCCACAAGCACAAGATCCTGCATTGCAGAGAGCGCAGGTAACACAGTCGATTGTGCAGAAGTATCGTGGACAAGACTTTAATAGTCCATCAGTGTTGTCACAGATGGCTAGTGAGTTTTCACAGGCTGGTATACCTGAAGTAGCTATGGAGTTGTCTGATAGGGCTAAACAGTTGACTCCTAAGCCTGAAAAGATCTTTGCTGAAATAAACCCTAAAGATTTTACACCAGAAAGTATAAAGGCTTTTGTTGAAGGCGGGGCAGTAGATCGTTCTTTGTTAAGAACAGTAGATAAACCAGAAGCAAGAAAAACAATAGGTAAAACTGCTTCAAGCGGAGAACAAGTTTATCAAGAAGGTAACGAGCAATTTATTCTTCGCAGTGGTCAAAAAGTTCCTTACTATGGTTCTCTTAGAAAAGAGCAAGGAGACATTACTGTTGGCGGTAGACAGGAACGTGCCATCCTCGCTAACAAAGCCAATTTAGCCACAAAAACAGAAGAAAACGCTATTGCGTCTGTTAATCAATTAAACAATGCTCAAGCAATTGGTGGTGTTTTAAACAGCGCGTTTACTGGTGTTGGATCAAATGTTGTGTTGACTATTGGTCAGGTCGCTAATGCGCTTGGTGTTACAGTTTCTGGAACAACAGAATCTGAACAACTTGATCAGTTGTTAGCTGCATTGACCGCTGGACAAGCAAAAAGTCTCCCTGGTCCTTTGTCAGAAAAAGAACTTGCTTTCTTAAAACAATCAATTGGTACGAGAGGAGTGACCAAGGAAACGCTACAGGCAACAGTTAATCGTCTACAAGAAACAGCCTATACAGATATTATTGCAAACAAAAAACTACAGCAATATACAGATGATGGTAAAGATTTAAATAAATTTGATTTTGCTAAGAATTTATCTGAGGCTCGTAGACTAGCAAAGTTACTATCAAAAGCGAGTCCAGAGCAGCGGCGACAAATACTAGGAGAGTAATATGGCGTTAAGTGAAAAAGAATTAGAAGAGGCTAAAAAACTTGGTGGTAATTTAGGTGGCCTTGTTTCACAAATTCCTGTAGAAGCTCCTGGCCCATACCCTCCTGGCCCAACTCCACCAACATTTACAGATTATGCTGTTCAGGCCTTGCCTGAGATGGGAGCAATGCTAGGATCTGCTCTTATGGGTCGTGTTCGTGGCCCTGCTACGCTTGCTCAGATGGGTGTTCGTAGTATGATGGGGGCTGGTGCTGGAGGTGCTGTTGGAGAAGCATCACGACAAGCATACGAAAGTGTTCGTAGCGAAACAATGCCGCCACCGATGACTGGACAGTTGGCAAAAATTGGCATGGCTGCTGTTGAAAATGCTGCCTTAGATGCGGCTGGCAATCTTGTTTTTAATTTTGCTGGAAAAGGATATAAAGTAGGTAAGGATTATCTTGCTTCAAAAGGAATTCTTAAAACAGCAGTACCTAATGATTTTGAATTAAAAGGAGCGATTCAAAATCTTTTAGAGTCTGAAGGAGCATCCCTTACGCGTTTTCAAGCAGAGCCGACTGCCGTAAGAAAAACTGCTGAATCTGTGGCCCGTAGTAGTATTACTGGGCAGGGTATTTTTCGCAGGCAAGAAGAACTTGTTAATCAAGCCCTACAAAACATTAGGGATAAGATCTTAACATCAATTACAGATATTCCTGAAAGTGCCCTTAAAACAGGCCAGAATTATCTTAGTGTTATTGAGAATGCCGATAAAGCATTAGGAGATGCTGTTCGTCCTTTTTACCAATCATTGTCTGACAAAGGTGGTACTGTTCTTGTTGACATGAATCCGATAAAAAGCAAGGCTTTTGAAGCATTAAGGCAGGCTGAAAAATTAACAGAAACTAAAAATGCTTCTTCTATTCTTGGTGAAGATGTTGCTAGGGAACTTCGTAATTTAAGCGGTGTTGTTTCTGATATTTCTTTTGCAGATGCTCACCAATTTAGATCTATATTAAATGCAAGACTTCGTGCATTAAAATCTGAAGTAGGCGCTGATACTCCAGTAACAAGAGAACTGTCTATGGCTGTTAAAGCGATAGATGACCAGATGGACAAAGCAGCAAAAGAACTTAATCCTACTTTGTTACAAGAATACAGAGCAACATCACAAAAATATCGTCAATCTATTACAGAACTTTATCCAGATGTTCTCCAAAATATTATTCAAAAAACACCAGAGCGTATTGGCGAGGCTATTTTTAAATCTGGGAATGTGTCAGAAATACAAGATGTTTATAAAGCCCTTGCTAGAGCAAAAAACCTGAATCCTCTTTTAGATACTACGAAACTTAAAAAGGACTTTCAACGAGGTTTTGTTGAGTCATTTTTATCTGAAGAGGGTGTAGAAATAACATCTCAAAGTCTTGCTAATTTAAGTAAAAAATTAAAAGATCCTAAGTTTAAAAGAACTTTTAGTGAGGCTTTAGATCCGCAACAACAAAATTCAATTAAATTACTTATAGAGGCAGGAAAAGTAACAACAGAAAAACCAGGGGCTGCTTTATCTTTGTTGGTCGCTGGTCAACAAGCACAGGCAGTATCCTTATTAGCAGGTCTTGGTACATACGCGGCTGGTGCTGATGCTTTGGTTGCTGGTATGGTAGGCGCTGGTGTTTTGTTTACACCTAGAGTATTGGCTAAAATGTCAACAGATCCTAAATCTGTAAGAAAGATTTTGAAGTTAGATCAAGAAGTAAAAAAACAAGGACTAAGCGGGGGTAAAGTAGCGCAGTTAGTAGAGATCTTTAGGGAAGCTGGTGTTACCTCTGAAGATTATCAAAAGGCTGTTGTTGAATATGAAACAAAAAAACAACAGCAACAAGAATCAGGACTGTCTGCTGATGAATTAGAAGAACTTCAAAAGGCATTTCAATAACATGACTTGGAGACATAATGTTAGCCGAACTAGCAGCGGCAAATGCAGCCTTTCAAGTAATAAAGACTGCTATCAAGAATGGAGGCGAGATACTTAGTGCTGGTCAGTCACTACTAGAATACTTTGATAATAAGAACAAGTTACAAGAAAAGGTAGAGAAGACTAGCACTAAGAAGCGGTCAGACTTAGAAGAGTTCATAGCACTAGAGCAACTAAAACAACAAGAACAAGAGTTGCGAGAGATGATGATATATCATGGCAGGCCTGGACTGTGGGATGACTGGAACAACTTCCAAGTCAAGGCCAGACAACAGCGTGATGAAGAAAAGCGCCAACAACTCAAAGCAGAGTTAGCAAAGAAAGCCAAGACTAATAAGTTTATAGAGACAGCACTGCTAACCTTCTGGATAACGATGCTGATATTGGTTGTATTTGGGTGTGTTATTGGTGCAGTGTACCTAACTATGGAGTATCAATGATAGACTTACTTATTACATCTGTATCCACGCTACTTAGCAAAGTCATCCCTGATGTCAATGAACGACAGAAATTGGCGCATGAAATTGCTACAATGGCACAGAAACAAGCGCATGAAATTGCGATAGCACAGATAGAAGTTAATAAAGTTGAGGCTGCTAGCGATAGTGTCTTCAAAGGCGGCTGGCGACCGTTCATAGGCTGGATATGTGGTATCAGCTTTGCCTATCATTTTATATTACAGCCACTGCTTATGTTTATCTTAACCTACATTGGCTTTCCTATACCAGACTTACCAGAGTTTGATATGGCATCGCTGATGACTGTACTGATGGGTATGCTTGGCTTAGGTGGATTGCGTACATTTGAGAAATACAAAGGAGTTACTAAATGATTGATTGGGGTAAATATCCTAACTTTAAGCGATCTGAGTTTGCTTGTCAGCATTGTGGCTCTGAAGGCATCAGAGAAGAGTTGGTAGCGAAGTTACAAGAGTTACGCAATGCCTATGGTAAACCAATGCCGATAACTTCAGGCTATCGCTGTCCTCTACATCCAATAGAGCAAAAGAAGAATGTGCCTGGGACGCACGCAGAAGGCATTGCTGCCGATGTTGCTGTGCAAGGCGAGGCTGCTATAGAACTGTTACACAAAGCCATTGGCATGGGTTTTACAGGCATTGGCGTGCAACAGAAAGGTACTGGTAGGTTTATACACTTAGATGTTGGTAAAGGCTCTACCAGGCCTGCACTCTGGAGTTATTAAAAAAGAAGCCCCAATTAAGGGGCTTTTTAATTACTCACAAAGGAACTAAAGACTTCTTTAATTGCTGTCCCACATACAGCAGAACCGCACAAAGGCTAGATCAAGAACAATACAATTGAAGGGGCCATCTTCATCCTCCTGCTCTGAATACTCCAGCCCAAACATGATACCAGTAATAATGTGCATAGTTATCTGCATAATTTCTCCTTAAGTAATTGGTGCTGCTGGATGGATTCGAACCACCACACCCCTGCTTACAAGGCAGGACTCTACCAGACTTGAGCTACAGCAGCGATACATTTAGATTTCGCAATGACCAGCAGGCATATAGAACCATTCGCCTTTATGGTGTCTGTGTTTAAAAATGTTATGCCATAGTTCTTCGTCTTTAGCTTCTCCTATTCCGTGATAAACAAGGGTTGCGTCAAAAGGTGAAGACGATCCTATGTCTTTAATGCGTCTTTGTACATCTTGTGACACACCGATCTTTACATAATCTTGTACTCTAATCATATAAAGATCTCCTTTTGCTTGGGAATATAAAGACTTTCTTCCATTTATTCTAGAACTACAGGATTTACATTGTGTTGATATTCCTGTTCTAAGATTAGTCCCACTAACAACCTTTTCATTTCCACAATCACAAACACAAAAATAGTACCAATTACCTGATTGTTTGTTTTTGTGTGAATAATCTAGGACTTTCCACTTATTAAAACGAAGCCCTATCATGTCTTCTTTTTTGTGTAGTCCATTATAAGCAGTCATTTATATCTCGCAATATCCTGATGTACACGAAAGCATCTGTGCACCTTCAACATTATCATCCATTTCATTGAGGCTATCCCAATCAATCGATGCAGGCATCTTTGCTACTAGCGCATCATAAGCAGCCTTATCGCACTCTTCATAAGGGGCTTGGCGATAACTTCCACCATCATGCGGCAGGAAAGAGATACCGCTAATCTCATTGAAGTTACGATACACCCAAGCACCGACATCAAGCCATTCATCTTCTTTAACAGAGATGGTGACAGACGGCTTATGCTCACACCAATGACGCTGATACTGCATCCACAATTCCAAGTGCTGTAGCGCTGTCAAGTCCTCACGGATACGAGCGCCATCAGGTGACTTCTGTGGGAATGAGAATACCACAGTAGACTCTGGACGCATAACACAGTCTTCAACAGGGATACCAGCATTAATCATAAATTGCGACAGAGGATCTTTTTTATCTCCCCGAACGCGACGAATATAATAAGGGCTATGTCGAGTATGAATGCCAGAGGCAGAATCAACAAGTTGAGACACAGTACCGCTAGGTTTAACGCAAGTGATAGCAGCGCTTTGAGGGATGCCGAGAATGCCGCTATACTGAAGATTGGTGTCCACGGCGACCTGTCGTAATTGTTCAAGATTCTTCGCAGTTGCAGCACTTACTTCTCCCATCATCTTGTTGTCTAGGATGCCTGTTAGCGATACACCAAGCAAGCGCTCATCTTCAGTGTTCTTCTGCCAGATCTTACGCAGATAAGGGAAGTGTGTCATTGTAGCCTGGAATGTACCAAGGATAGTAGCAATCTCTACCTTACGCTTTAGATCCTCTACAGTGTCTTCAGCACGCACCACCACCTCTGTAAGGTTACAGAACTGGTAAGGACGCAGGATAATCTCTGAGCATGGGTTAGTGCCAAAGTCATAGTTAGGATCACGGCGACCATTCTTCATTGCCTGCTTGACAGAGGCTTCACGACTGAAGATACCACGCTCACCGCTGTGGCTGTCATAGAGGCTAGTCCACTCGTGCAGGAACTGTGATGTATCTGGCATCTGTGTATAGGTGGCACTGTTGTTTGCTAGCGCTCGTTGACCATTCTGCTCCCACCACGCACCAGACTTGGCATGACGCATCTTATCGTCTTGCAAGTCAGACAGGGAAATCATTGCCGATCTACGCACCCCGCCAACCACAACAACTTCCCCGATCTTGCACAGAATATCATGGCATTCGATTGAAGTGAGACGGCGACCCATTGCACCTTTGAACTTAGCAATGGTAAATTTAAATAACTCTTCCAATGGGCCGGGGCCGCTGGCTCTTCCCCCAAATGTCTTAAGTCGAGTACCCGCTGGCCTAACTTTCGATAGATCCCACTTTGCAACTTCACCAGAATAAAGAAGAGCAATAAGCTGTCGTAGTGCTTTAGCCCACCCTTCTTTGGAATCGGCAACAACGATAGTAGTTTGACTATCAAATAATTGATCAGGGACTTCAGGTAATTGGTTAACATATTTCTGCTCCACAGAGAAACCTACCCCTGTGCCACAGAGCAGGATGTACATAGCCTCATCAAATGCCTTTGGATCATCGATAGGCAGGTATGAGCAATTGTAGCCAGCAGTGTTATCACGCTCCAGCGCTTTACCTGCTGTCATAATGGCACGCATAGATGGCATTACTTCTAGGTTAACTACAGCATTCTCTAACTTGTTGCGTAGTTCACGAGTCATTGTATATTCACTATGCTTCTGGATATGATCTTCCATGAAGTTAAAATAGCGTGCTACTGTTTCACTCCAGTTCTCACGACGGTTCTGCTCAGGCAGGAATCGTGAGTAGCGTGATTTGGCTATAAACTGCTGATAGGTATCCATTTTAGTCATTTAGTTCTCTCTCTAGTGTTTCAAATCGTTCTTCAATTTTGTCGATAAATCGTTCAACCAATTCCTCTGCGGATATATTTAGTAACTCCAACAGCATTATCTCATCATATTGAGTAAGTTTACTCATTATATCGCGCAAAGTATACGCCATAGTTACTCCTTGTAATATTTAGTACGGATTGTATCATAATTCTGAATCAAGTATTCAAGGTAATGCATTGCTTTCTCCAGATCCTGTTTACCATTCTTTTTAGGGAATCGCTGAATGTATTTTACCACATTCGCTGACCAGGGATCAAGTCCCCAAGCAATGATAGCATCCCAAGGCTGAATAGTACCTAGATAGTGATCACCTCCAATCTGCTTAGATGCGTCTAACTTCTTCTTTAACATTTGACCAAGGCTAGGCTCTTGCATAGTTCTTCCTTAAGTAGTCCAGAGACACGAACATCTCATCAAAGTGACCGTCACTAACTTCATGCAGCATTAAAACACCACGCCAATGCTTGTTACCTTGATGACCCATGTAGTCTTCATCATGCAGATAGCAACTACCAGCGATAATACAGGTGATGTTACTGCCGTCAGCCCTACGACCATAGGCAACCTGTCTGCCTTGCTGATGACCTACAACAGAGCTTTGGTGAACCTTAGACACCATTGCTGATGCTGTGCCGATAGGTCTACCCATTACTCCAGATACCAAGTAATGACAATAAACCACACCGTCAATAACAACAGGTTCAAGGAAATTAAACACCTCCCAACCACTTTCTGTGTATCCGAGATCAGAGATGCTAATAGTGCCGTCGAGTTTAGGATCTCCTTCGACTGCTCTGTTAATTCTGTTTTCGTGGTTGCCAAGCGTGAGAACCATTCTGGGTCTATATTGCTTTTCCTTGTTTCGTTTTGCTCTTGCATTGTATTCCCTTAATGGACTGAGCAGCATATCCATTGCTTTCTTGGTGACTTCGATGT